CCCCACCACCATCTCTTCATCAAAGGCGGCACTAATTTCTGCGCCAAAAACTATAGAGAGATTGGAGAGAATAAGCACAGAACGTCATGAACAGAGAAAGCGCGAAGAGGCAGAAGAGGAGGATGATGATGGCGGAGACTCAATAAAGATTTTTGATGGGCCAAATATTAAACTAGATACTTTAGATATTCAGACTATAGGAAGCAATATTACGTTAAATGATAAACCAGAATTAACAAATATAGAAGTTTTAGCATAATGCGGTTAAATTGTAATCTATTTATTTCACTACAATATAAATGAGTAGTGATACATTGATTAAAGGAGTAATTGTTAGTTGTATATATGCTATTTTTCAGTATATCGAATCGCATTTTATCACCAAGGAACCTATCAAACTAAAGGCGATGGTACAAAATACACTGATGGTATATATTAGTTACGTAACAGGGGTATTTATCTATGATCAGATTGAACCTATGAAGACTTTAAAGAATGCGCCCTCTGTCTTTACATCAGATCCCGACTTTTAAATATATTAATAGATATTTCAATATATTTAAATATAGCACGGGAGATCATCAATATTTATGACCTTCTTCTTCTTGCATTTTTTCCGGTTGGATATAAATCTTCTGAATACAGGGTGTTTAACATAGTTATGTGGTTCATGGGCACGCACACCCCTTGCAATCATTTTGTATAACTTAAAATCAGGGTATCTCTCCTCGCCGCAATTTTTATACAGAATATTCCTGTTTTTATCATCAGTACACCAGGTATTGATCAACTGCGCTATTGGATTTCTATCAAAGTCGTCTTCCAAAACATCCATAAAATAATCGTATAGAGAGCAGGCGAGACGACAAAGATCAAAACTAAAATTAGGGTCCAAGCGAGGTTTCTTTTCATTCATATATGGTTCACAGTTATATTGAGTAGCAGCATCCCCTTTCGGGTGAAAACTATCGCTACAAATGGTCTTGCCTTTGAATTTATAAATAGCTCTTCCAAAGTCAATTATTTTAAACAGTCTACCATATGTTGGTACTTTAAAATATGTATTATCGTATTTGTAGATTATATATTGTAGATCAGTGGGAATAAACATTATATTATTTGTATGAAGATCATTATGGGTAAAACTAAATAATTTTTGATAAACAATAAGCGTCATAATAACCTGAAATAAACAAGATCGCCACTCATCATCACTCATTTCCTCCTCTAATAGAGAATCTAATGTTGCCTTCATTGACTCTAGACAAATAATTTGAACAGGGAAATCGGGGAGGACGGCCTTACATATTATGCTAGAATCCAGACTACTAGACATACTATCGTTATCACTGTTATCTTCTGAATCATCGCGCTCATCCATATCCTCATCATTTGACTCATCTGAAGTATGAGAAGATCGTGATGAACAACGAGAATCATTTGTTTTATTTGATTGATTTGAGTCTAAATTAAACTCAAACACTAATTCCTCTTTGGTTTGTTGTGGCGTTTCATTTTCACTTTCAATAAACATACCTTCAAATAGTTCATCATTGAGTTCTAGAACATCCTCATTTATAACATCTGTTTCTATTTTCAGTTTCTTTCTATAATTCCTGGTATTTGATTCTAAGAATAAATCTTCATGGCTAACATCCACAGAAAATGCCTTATTTTTATTTTCATGGAAAAATGTACTATCATTTAGGTATTCGATATCATCTAGTATATCTACCTCAAATTGTTTATGGATGCCAAGAAATGATCCAAAAAAATCAACGCCGTGTATGAAATTATGAGTATGTAGTAGATTACTCGTCAAGTAAGTAAAAAAACCATCTACATAAGCTGAGTTATTTGGATCTAATACCTTGGCATGGCAGGTGTTTTCTTGTAGTTTAGGCAATGATGTTTTTATATCTTCACTTAATGACCCATACTTTCCAATCATGAACTTAATTGGATCCAATAATGGAGAGAATTTAAAAAATGTTTCAGTTTTGAGTTCATTGTCTGAAGATTTAATAATACAGTTAAATTTATTTTTCTTATCTGTTTTGGCAATAGATGTAATATTGTAATGTTGATTAAGATTAATACTTTGGTAATTTCCCGGTTGCAAGTTGAAAAAATTTTTATACAATGGAATATAGTTTTGTATCCGATCCATATGATTTTCCTTAAATGTTTGAAATAATACAGTATTATTGTTCTTTTTATAATAAAGTTGGAACATGTGAACTATAAATAAAGTTATCTATTAATTTTAAGTTATTTGTGCGTAATTTCCTATATTTTAATATACAAAAAATCTGTATAATGAATTTGGAATTAAAAAAGTTTGATATGAAAAATATTAGTTTTAAACCAAATGAGACACAAGGGCCAGTCATAGTATTAATTGGGAGACGTGATACAGGAAAGAGTTTTCTTGTCCGAGATCTACTCTATTATCATCAAGATATCCCGATCGGCACGGTAATATCAGGAACAGAGGCAGGAAACGGTTTTTATTCCCGTATGGTCCCTAAATTATTTATTCATGATGAATATAATACGGCAATTATAGAAAATATTCTAAAGCGGCAAAAAATGGTTATAAAACAGGTGAAAAAGGAAAAAGATGCATATGGCAGATCAACAATTGATGCTAGAGCCTTTGTTATTCTTGATGATTGTTTATATGATAATTCATGGGCACGAGAAAAATTAATGCGGCTTTTATTTATGAATGGGAGACATTGGAAAATAATGCTAGTTATTACCATGCAATATCCGTTAGGTGTCCCGCCAAATTTGAGAACTAATATAGACTTTACATTTATTTTAAGAGAACCGTACATTGCCAACCGTAAAAGAATTTATGAGAATTATGCAGGGATGTTTCCTACATTTGAAAGTTTTTGTCAGGTTATGGATCAATGTACTGAGAACTATGAGTGTTTAGTGGTATCAAATAATGCTAAATCAAATAAATTAGAAGATCAAATTTTTTGGTACAAAGCTCAGGCCCACAAGGAATTCAAATTAGGAAGTAAAGAGTTTTGGGAAATGTCTAAAGATATTGGAAGTGACGATGAAGATGAAGCTTACGATCCTAATGCTCAAAAGAAAGGACCTAGAATCAATGTCAAGAAAAGTAGATGGTAATTAAATTCTAGTAAGTTTCTGAACCTCACCTCCACCTAAACCAGCGTGTTTGCAAAAGTCTTTCATGTTAATATTTTTATAGTCATATACACATTTATGCGTTTCGGGTAATCGATGTTTAGTACAATATCTATTCTTACACCGACATTCCATATCGGTTAATTTTAATTTTACTCTGCATCCATCAAATTGACATCTTTTTCGTGATTTCTTCTTCTCTTTCTTTTCCTTCTTTTTCTTCTTTACATCGGTGGGGGCAACAATTATTGTGCCTTCGGGTATTTCATCTCCATCTTCTTGTATTTTTTTAGGTATCGGAGGGGTGACAGCTTGAAACTTTTGGATATCCATAGTATAAGATAGTATCTTTTTATTTTTAAAAGATATTATCATTCAATTTTTAGAACCACCAATAGCGATCTTACCATAAATCCCCAAACAGTTTACTTGGCTATTCGTCTTTCTTTTCTTCAATTGTAACATCCGGGGTGTCGTTTTCATTTTTTTCCTGTCTTGCTTTTTCATCTTTGTCGGTCTGCCTTGTACGGATATTCTCGCCCTCAAACAATTCTTTTCTAATATCTGCAGTACTTGTCTTCTCTGCCCCCATAATTGTATTCTCAACAGTAGACACACCCAGACCAACCAAATTACCCTCTTCATCCACATTTTGTGTTAATTTATTGCCGCTCTCTTTAGCTAGTTTGACATTCTCGGCAATCGCTGTTTTCTTTGCCTCCATAACACGTTTATCAAAGGCCATTCTTGCTTCCTTTTCATTTTTATTCTTCTCATGCATCAATTGATTGAGCTCCTCCTCTAAGTACTCTACTCTCCCTGTTTTGTATGCCTCAGGTTCCCATGGCATCCACATACCTACAGGCCCAACGTAAACATCATGATTAGGATCAACTTCTCTTAGCATTTTACATCTCAATTCTGCCTCTTCTTGCGAAGGATATGAACCACGTACTTTCAACCCCCTTGTGTTGGTCTGAAAGTTATGAGTTTCATTGAACTGTTTGTTTAGATCTTCTTCTTTAGCATCCAAGAAATTCTTATAATCATCAGTGATATTAGTCTTAACTAATTCTTTTTGTTCACTCTTCACGAAGTCTTGAAAATCTTCCATGGCTTTATCAAAATTGATGTTGTACTTATGTGTAAAGAAATTCAAGAATTGTGTAAACTTTTCAATATTTTTGCTGTAATCCCAATGCTTTAGGAACTCCTCAAAAAAGAAGAGGTCCTTTTTTTTAAGGATTTTGTCTGGACTAATAAAAGATATACAGGCGAATTTCTGACCTGCTACAGCTTTATCTTCATCCAATAGATCAACATATTTAGGATTTTTAGCACCACTAGGTAGAATTTGTCTCTCAAAGGGTTTAGACATTATATTATCATTATTCCATTTATATTTTAAGTTATTTTAGAAATGATATATTTTTTTTTCTAGAGAAATAGTATAATATGCTTGGTGAATTAGGTAGCCTTTTGGATTTCGGAGAGCTTATCCGTCGCGTTGTGAAATATTTGGTTGAAGGTATCATGGTTGCAATTGCTGCTTATGCTATCCCAAAGCGGTCACTCAATTTAGATGAGGTTATGTTGATTGCTCTTACTGCAGCAGCCACATTCTCTATCCTTGATACATATGTGCCATCGATGGCCGTCGGAGCGCGCTCCGGTGCAGGCTTTGGTATGGGTGCCAACCTCGTTGGATTCCCGCGTATGTAATTTGTTTAAACATAATTAAGATCATAATTATGTTTTTTTAGCTCAAATAATTATATGAATGACTTGTTAATGAAGATTATTTTCGCGACACTTCTTGGTCTTATATTATATCAATTA